CCTCACGGTTGCCGTGATACTTGGTGGAAGCAGGAACAGTAAAGAAGCCGTTGGTAATCAGGTAATCCACCATGTCATCGGAAACAATAGAGGTTCCGTCAGGCAGCTTCATGAAGTTCAGAAAATCGGTCACTTCGGACTTGGAGAAGCAGTCAGCCATGATAACCCTCCCCGAAATATTTCTCACATTCACCCACGGGACACTCGCAAGCGTTGAGGGGGTGGTCATCGTTCCACTCCCCAAGTTCTACTTCTTTCACCTCGACATGGTGTGAAAAAATGTCCAGAGCGTTAGTTGTGACTTCTTCGAGAGCGGTCTTTACATCTCTCTTGTTACATTCGCCAGCGGGGTCAACGAAATAGCCTGTGAATTTGAAAATCTTAGCCATTTTCGTACTCCTTTCTATGGATACTCTTTTCGCTGTCGAACCCGTCAGGGTAACGAGCCAGCAGCTTATCGACATTGTACTGTGCCACATATTCGAGGGTCACACCCAAGCCGGTTGCCAACTGTGCGACATACCAGAGGACATCGCCCAGCTCGTCAACCATTTTCATCGGGTCAAAGTCATGACCCTGAAACTCGGTCTTTTTCAGGATGTCAATGCACTCTCCAGCTTCACCGTTCAGACCGTAACAGCCGTTGCGAACCTTATCCCACGAGGTCAGGTTGCCGGAAGTACGCTCGGCGGCTTTCTGATAATCATTCAACGTCATCGTCAGCGACCTCCTTCTCCAACTCTGCATACAACATCGTGTGAACGTAGACGGACTTAGACTGGCCAATAGGCCGTAGAACGGTTCTCTTTTTCAGAGTCCACCCGTCACGCAGAGCCGCATTTACTTCATTGTCAAAGAAGGAGGCATAGTCCAGACGATCCCGAATGGTTTTAATCTGCAACATCTTTCGCCACCTCCATTTCCAGCACAGTCATAATGGCGTAATTGGCGAGATCAATCAGGGTATCTCGGATAGACTCGTCATTGACCTTCTGCCCACCGCCACGGGAGAGGGTCTTAAAGCGGCTGAACTTATCTCCCAACCGAATACGAGCCATCGCCATTCCTTCTTCTACAAAGGTCTGGTGAAAGCTGTCACCGTAGTCATGGTTCTTGCGCTCATAGAGATCGTTGATCTCTTTGCAGATTTCAGCATGACGCTGAACCTTGGAGAGCGAACAATAATAGGCTTCTGCCATTGTAGCTTATCCTCACTTTCAACATAGTTTTCAACATACCATTGGCGAGGGAGAGCGTTTTATTTTAGCCCTCCCTCGCACCCGCTATCAGTCAAGGAGAGCTGCCAAATCCATCGGGGTCTTATGAGCGGCCTGAGAAGCCGCAGGAGCGGTTTTAACAGCAGGGGCAGCTACCGTATCGCTAGAGCTGTCCCAGCCCTCAGAGGGGCGTTTATCCGTCAAACGGACGAAGGTAATGCTCTGTCCGGGCTTCCTCTTGTTCTCCTGAACATCATGCTCCACATCGCACTCGATGAAGTGACCAATCAGGTCGGTGTGGTCGATCTCGGTCAGGTCGAAATTGTTGAGGGCGGTCTTGGCAAAGTAGCTGAAAGCGTTGTATGCACCCTCGTTGGGAGAGCCATTGGTGTTCAGCAGAGAGAAGCGCTCGATGTGCTTACTGCCGGTCTGCGTCCGCATATAAACTTCCAGCTTGCCGAAGTCTTCCTTGTACTTCACATCGGTAATCTGAAAGACATGAGTCCCTTCGGGAATGGGGGTAAAACCCTCGGTGAGTCCGATTTTAGCCATTGTTTTTGTCCTCCTTCATGGTGTAAAAATTGAGCTGTTCTGTGTACTCGCAGGGGAAGATGATACCAACCAACTGGTCTTCGTCATCGGGGTACTTGGCGTACTGCTTGACCAGCAGGGCCTTCGGTACGCTTTTGTCGCTTTCCAGATCGTAAGCGTACAAGATTTCGCAGAAGTCAGACTTCTCGATCAGCGACCAGTCATCATTGGTGACGGGAAGGGTCATGGTGTTGTCCTGCGTGGCGAAGATGCGAACACAATCCCTGATTGCCCCGTCCGGCTCAGGCATGATTGCCTTGACCAGTGTGGCGTACTCTGTGCAACCGACCTGAGAAATCAGGCGACCAATGCCGTCAGGCATTTTTTCGTTGCTGTACCCGGTCACGCTGCGGATACCATCGGGAATGAGCATAAGTACGGACGGGGAAGCGAGCCAGCGTTCGCCCATGTACTCGTAGATAGCGCCGCCATCAGGGGCGAGGGACTTCACGAACTTGGAAAACTTCATAGGTCAATCCTCCTTAATGTTTTTTTGGGGAAATGCGGTAGCTGTCCTCAGTGGTCGTGTACTTCGCCAGAATACCGTCCGCTTCCATAGCGTCCTTGTCGATCTTCGTGGTAGAAGTGTGGCTGACTTCCCACTTATAGGTAGAGCCAACGATAGACACCTTCTTGTCACCGTCACGGAACTGAGCGATTGCGGCTTCCTTAATCATGTTAGTCAAGACCTTGTATCGCTTCTCGTCCTCAGCCACCTCAGCGGCGTGAGCATCCAGCTTGGCTTTCAGGTCTTCGGCTTCCTTGACCAGCGCCGCCATGTCCGTTTCAGGAGACAGATTATTGGTGCGGAGGGCTTTCAGGATTTCAGCGTCCTTTCGCTCGTCAAAAGCAGGGGAAATACCAGTTTCGACATACGCTTTCCACCATGCAATAGCGGCATTCACATATTTTTTGAAATTAGGATACCGCTCGGACACCTTGAAAGGACGGGTGATGGTATTTTTACCGCTGCACACGAACTTCTCAGGATTGTCGTAATCCTTGGGTTCGAGGAAGGAAGCGACCATGATAACCTCGTCCACGCCGAGAAGGTAAGCGTACAACGCCGCCTGCAAAGCGTAATATTCGGGAATATCGATTTTCCAATCCTCGACACGCTTGGAGGTCTTCATTTCGAGGACGGTGGTGGGCTTACCTTCCTTATCCACCAGAAGGTAGTCCCAGCTACCGCCAAGGACTTTCTGATCGGGGAAGAAATCGCCCCATGTACGCTGGAAATAGTTCTCTCCAAACACATCGGTAGGGGTGATAAGGTTGCCCATCATGTAGGCTTCCTTCATGTACTGAGCCTGCTTCGGTTCAATAATTTTACCGGCGATGGTGTAGATCGTATCCTCGAACGGCTTCTGATAGGTGCGAGTTACTTCGCACCAAATCTCGAACGGCGTAGACCACGGGTTCAGACCAAGGATAGTGGCAAAGCGAGTGCCGGTCAGCTTCTTCGGACGCTTGGGAGGAATAATCTGAATTTTGTTGCCGTCAAGCCATTCCACACTTTAGCCCTCCTTTGTCGCTTTCATTTCGTAGCCAGCCAGCATATCGTTCACGCCCTCGATCAGAGCGTCACACTTGTCGGCTTCGATCTTGGAGAAGCCCTCGGTCTTCATGGCGACGGTCTGCACGAACTGTTCCTGCTCTGCGTCAATATCCATGAGCTTTTTCAGCAGACTTTTCAGCGTACTGACCTGTTCTTTGGTAGCCGCACCAGCAGGAGCGCCGGTCAGTTCCTTCTTGATTTCCTGACGCTGTGCAGTGGTCACAGGGGGCTTCTTGGTGACGGCGGGAGCGGGGGCGGGAGTTGTGTCAAACTCGCCGCTGTCGATACTGTCATGCTCCACAATGTCAAGAACGAGCTGCCACAGGTAGCGGCGAATGTAGGTGATGGAGCTGCCGGTCGCCTGCATTTCGTTTGTGACCTGATTACCAGCGTTGGACACGATGGGGGCGATGGGGGTGTACGGTGCAACGAAGTCAATGAAGTCCTCACGATCATTGACATTGTAGACACGAGCGGTCGCCTTGTCGCCGTACATGGACGGAACCATCATCAGACCGATTTCAAGGAAAATCTGCTCGGCCTTGGGAACAATGTCCGCCAGCTCGAAATACTTATATTCGAGTTTCATGTGCGTACCGCTCTTGTCCACGCCAGCTTCGAGGAAGCGCACACGGGCAAGCTGCAACTTCTGGAACACATTCATGGTGGAATAATCCACCGCCGCAGTCTCAGCGGCTTTCTTGGTAGTAGCCATATTTATACCTCCAACATTTCTAATAATTTTTTCTTAATGGAATTGACTTTGCGGGTATTCCTTCGCCGTCTCTCTCCGAGAAAATCCATAATTCTCTTTTCGGTTGTAGCGATATACCACTCTCGGTCAATCTCATCAAGGGATAGATGGTTGTCATTGTCCACCAGACAATGATCGGGGATATTGCCAATTTTCTTGTAGCTCTTGCCTTTCAGAGCATAAAGCGTACCGAACCATTGGCGATCTTTGAACGGGTCTACGGCGTACACACGGTTGACTCTCTGGACTTGTACCTCACGATTGCCTATCTTCTGAACAACACCGTCATAGGAAGAGCCGGCTTTTGCGATGATCTGAAAATCCATAATATCGGTACTATCCATGATTGTTTCTCGAACAGGAACGCCTTTCGTGAAATAGTCAATCAGGGCTTTCTTGACAATGACCATCGAATTGTTGATCTGCCATGCACCTTTCGAGGTTGCGCCGTAGCTAACATACGAGCCAACTGACTTGACCTTGCCGTTGGTCTTTCGGAGAATGAGGTTATTAACATCTTTAATCCAAACCTCGTCAATCTCGTCCAGTTCCAATTCAAACCCCGTGGTTTGCTCCCACGCCGCACAGACGCTATCTACAATGGGAATCTCGTCAGCGTCAATCTCGTACATTAGACCGTCCGTGTTGAAGTTCAGCAGGACGATTGACGTACACGCTTGAAGCAACTGAACAAGCAGCATTGTCAGGAAAAGCTGTCCCGATATTCGCATGGAACGGGTTTTCAACGGGTCGTAGAGGTCGTTGTAGCGGTTTTCCTGTGCCCCCGATACGGTGTTGAGCGGAAGTTTCAAGTCCTTCGCCAACTGGTCATTACCGTCATGCTTGGCCTGTATGCGTTCCTTGCGAATGTTGTAGAACACATGAGGGTCAGGTACATTCCGGGAAAGATACTGAAATAGTTCCAACAGCGAGGGGTACAGCGAAGAAACATCTCGGTTTTGGATAACCCGCTTCGTCGTGGATTTGCCGTGATACCCTTTAACTGAGCCATGAACGCCGCCCCACGCATACCGGCAAGGGAAATCGCCAAACTTGTAGGTCAGAGCGGTTTTGAAAAGAACTTCGTCAGGGATTGACTTGTCGTGAATGGTGTCGAAGAAATCCAAAATCTCTTGCGGGATAATGGACACATCTAACCTTGGAGGATAGACATAATCTCGACCATCGTTCCACTCTCTACGCCTTGCGTTCAGCATAAGTGCGGTCAGCTTGGCATTGGTGCAAGACAGGGCTTTTTCGTCAGAGATACCCACTCTGCGGCCGAGGTTAATTTTCGTCTGCAAATACGATTGCCTGAGGTCTACCAGCTTTTCGGTAGCGTCCACATCGTGCTTGCAGTAAAAAATCGTTTCGTCCAGTTCTTCATCGGTCAGAGGACGGTCAAGGTCAAACGGCACAGAGCTTTCAACCACCGACATTCCTAAATGACCCTCACAGGCTTTCAGCGAAAGGCCCTCGTACATATCGTCACGAATATCAAACGAGGTCACGAATACAGGATTGCCCCTCATAAGAGGGTGTTGCCAGCCCTGTCCACCATCAATGAGGTAGTCACTTAGAGCTTTTACTTCCTGCGGCGTACAATCATCTGCAACAGCTTTTAGAATGAAATTGTCATACGCCTTGTTATTGAAACCACAGAGAAGCGGTTGTTCTCGAAGAAACTGCCAGATTGCGTCATTGTCGTTGTGAATGACTGTGTATTCCCCCGTGACCTTGTTTTTGAAGACAAAAAGCCAATCGTAGGCAAACACCTCGCAGTCGAAAATGAAAGGTTCAAGGTTCAGCGGTATCACCTCCAAAGAGATTATCCAGATACCTTTCAGCAAGGACTTCTTGAACACCCTCCATGATGTAGAGCATACAAGGGAAAGCCATGCCGTTTCCCCACATCTTGTACTCCGCAGAGTCCTTATGAGGAACCAGCGCGCACCAATCTTTCTCGAACCCTTGAAGGGAAGCACACTCGGTAGGGGTGAGCTTTCGAGCCAGATAAATGACTTCACCGTTCTCGGTCTGTGTGGGAACAAAGAGGGTCTGGTCGTTGTTGCATGAGAGTGTTACGCTCTTATCTTCCTGTATCAAAGCACCCTTCCCACCGCCCTCACAGCCAGAACGGATTTTCAGGGTGTACGGAATTGCTACAACGGGAGCTTGAAGCCCACTTGCGCCCGCTTTCAAAGTGGGCGAAACCTCTTTAGAAAAAGCGATACTTCCGGCCTTTTTACCAGCGCCGCCATTTGCGATTCCGACGTCAGCTTTGCATGGAACTAACACCAAATTCTCAGTCCCGCCTCCGTAATTACCACCAGTAGCTTTTGGAGTAACGGCCTGTTCCGTGGGTGCATATTCATCATAGGAAGCCTGACCAAACGCTTGCGCCTGAATAACACATAACCCGCCTTGATTTTTTGCAGGGCTTGGGTCTGCACAATCGAGCGTTTTTGCAATATCTACTCGTCTACTTCCGCTATGCGGATTTGCACTTTTCATACTATTGCTGGCAAGAGAGTCAAAGCTAAAAATCGCTATCGGGACATTGCCTCCCCCGGTCCCCATTCGTCCTGAGAGGGTTTGTACGATACCATCTCGGCGGAGGACAACTCGGCTGTCTTGAGGGTGGCTTTCAACTGCGAATACGCTATTGTGTTCAGAAGGGCTTGTTTTAACAGTGGGTCTAATTGTTTCCCTCGTTGTTCTGACCTTCTTAAAATCCCTTCGCAAGCCCTCACGCTCAAATAGTATCTGTCCGGCACATTGACCTCCAAGATCGAGGACAACGAAGACACGCTTGCGTCTTTGGGGAACTCCCCAACCTTGCGCATCGAGTCCTCTCCAAGCGATAGAGGAATGATCTCCCAAGACGAATCCAGTGTGCGGCCATTTTTGCCGTCCTTGCTTGTCTTCCGCATATCGAGGAACGCTATCGTCTCCCTCGCAGATTTTCCAGAGAGTTTCAATGACTGTTCGGAAGTCTTCTCCCTGTGTCGAGCTAAAAGCTCCATAAACATTTTCCCAAATGACGATTTGAGGAAATCTCCCATTGGTGGCACACCTCATTTCCTGAATAACTCGGATTGCTTCAAAGAATAGAGAAGACTCCTGACCAGCAAGACCCTTACCGTTCCCAGCAATCGAGAGGTTTTGGCACGGAGAGCCGAAGGTGATAACATCGACCGGCTCAATTTCTGCGCCGTTCATCTTGGTAATATCGCCAAGGTGAACCATCTTGGGGAAACGGGACTGTGTGACAGCTTTCGGGAAAGGCTCGATCTCACTCGCCCATGCCGGGATAATACCGACCGCAGAAGCGGCAAGAGGACAAGTCCCGCTGCCATCAAACAGACTGCCTAACTTCACTTCGACACCTCCTGTTCGATGAATTTACAACCGCACTTGCGGTAGGTGGTACACCGCTTCTTGTAACTTCTCACGAGGTACTGAATACCATCGTCCACATAATCGTAGGCAATAGGCTCACCCTTTCCCTCGAAGGTACGAGCGATACGACCAATGCTCTGAGTTATCACAGCGTAGTCCTTTTGCGGCGTAGTCAGGTACAGCCGGTCGAGTCGGGGAATGTCCAGCCCCTCTTTCGCCAGAGAGTAGGTAGCGAACAGATACCGCTTGCGTCCCTGCCGCATTTCCTCAATGGCCTGCTCCCGGAGAGCCTTGGCTTTCTTCGTGGTCATCTTTCCATCAATCATGACTGCCTGTTTTCTCAGGTCGGGCGGAAGACGCTTCATCAGGATTTCTAAGTGCGTCAGCCGGTCGGAGAGAATGAGATTGTAGTGATCTCGGTTTGCCACAAGATCAGCGACAATCAGGTCATTTCGAGGATAACTGCCAGCGAGGAAATTGACCAACTTAGCGTAAATGATCGTACCGTCCGTGTCCAAGAACTCACGGCTAAGTCCTTGATGAGTGGCACGGGGTAAAACGCTGACGGTCATGATCTTGTCTTTCACCGCTTCCTCCGGCACCTGATAGGCAATCCCACCCAGCAGAGCGTAGGTGGCGGCAATCATACCGTCTGCCCTGTGAACCGTAGCGGATAGGCCGTACTTATGCCGAGCTGCCAGAGCGTTCAGCACCTTTGAGAACTGCGTCATAGCGGTTGGGGTTCCGGCTACACGGTGGCACTCGTCCACAATGATGCAATCCCAAACATCACGGTATTGACTCAGATCGAGGTTGCACATGGTCTGTACCGTTGCAAAAGTGATTGCTTTACCGATTTGAACCCTACCTTCGGTGATCGTGCCAGTCAGAGAAGGACTCATGTACTGCTCCGCTCGGCTTTTGCTCTGTACGAGCAAATCCCGTGTATGGGTCAGCCAGAGTGTCCTTCGACCTGTATCTGCCGCGACAGCAATTCCAATCTGTGTCTTACCGCACCCCGCAGGAGCTTGAAGGATACCGTAGTAGGCTGTTATCAGGGCTTCCTTGGCTTCCACTTGGTAGTCATAGAGCGGAATGGTGCAACCGAAGTCCACCTCGGTCGGCGTGGGAAGATTGACCTTCATGTGGCAATCGTCCATCGCCAGTACATCATTCAGACAACCATAGGGGAGAACTAGCGTATCACCGTCCCATTGGAACAGGTACAACTTCTCAGGGGTATTGCCTGTCCAGAAACCCATACGTTTTTTCTTGATGTAGTCAGGATTAGAAAGGATGAGCTGCTGCTTACACCATGTAAGCAACTGCTCAGACGGATTTTCAATTCGGAGCTGGTTGCCAACAGTTACTTGCATAGACTCACCCACGCATCAAGGGAAATACACATCATGCGAATATCCCTTCCGTCGAGTTGCCTAACACCTTTCGCGGCCAAATTATTGAGCGTATAGAGCGAAATGAAGTATACATCTCCGTCTTTCAGTCTCAGCGCAAACCAGCCGGTACCGTTGCCTGTAGCTTCCCATAGCGTCATTGCAGATCGCTGATTTTCTTCGATTCGACTCAGGCGAAAAACATCATTCTCACACACCTTGCAATCGATCGGGTGGGTTTCTCGATTACGAGAGGCAAGCACATCAAACGGCTGGCCTTGTGCGTTTTGAGCGAGATTATGCGCCCAGAAACCCTTATTGGACAAATATTCACACAACGATTTTTCAAAACCGTTGCCGACTTTACGATTGACGTTCATTTGCATCACTCCTTTATAAGTGAATATTTCCGATATATAATCGGATTGAGCTTTTACGCTTGCCGTTGATGGAACTGGTACTTCCGTCAGCGGCTTTTTCTTTGCTTCGACTCCGAAAGACCGTACAGCTTACCGAACAAGCCAAAGCACACAAGGCTAACCGCCATGTGAATTGCGCCAGCACCCAGCGTCATCATCTCTTTTTCGATAGAACCGACTACACCCAGAAGGTAGAAAAACGAGAGAAACGCGAGTGCTCCAAAAACCTTTTTCATGAAGTGACCTCATTCATGGCCTGAATGACCATCGACAATTCTTGCAGGCTTTCGTACTTAGCCTTGAAAGACTGCATTTCAACCTTTGCGTCCGAGAGTAACTGCACTCTCATGTCTTCGTCCGAAAGAACCCTTGATAGACCTAAATAGCGGCGACCGTCATTTGTTCCCACGTTCACAAATGCCCTAACCAAGATTTGCTCACCGGAAGCACGTTCTTCCTTGACCGTGATTTGGCGAATGAAATATGCCGCTTGATTTTCCCGATACTTCTCAGCAGCAATACCGTCATTCCACTCAAACTCACCGTGAAGGGGAGAACCTTCTTCTCGGTTTGCGTCAAGCAGACTTTTCGGAGTCAACCCGCTTCTGGCTTCGAGCTGTTCCATCTGCTCCCCGACCGCCTGAGCGTTTGCTTTTACACACGCCAGCGGTTTCCATTGATAAACCATGTATTTACCCCCTTTCACGAAAGATACCTTGACCCACAGCGACCCGGCTTGCGACACCTGAACCAGCCCCACCTGCCATGCCCCAGCGAAACAGACCTTACAGGAACGCACCCCGCCTAACCTTGCCTGCCGTACCGCAACATAACAGACCTGAACGCAACATACCTAACCTTGCCTGCCATAATTCGACTCGCAGAACCATGCCTTAACCAACTACGCCGTACCCTACCTGCCACGCCCGAACGCGCCTCACCAAGCCTGCCGTACCTTGGCCTGCCAAACCTCAACTCACCTGAACAAAACAGAACATACCAGACCTTGCCTGCCACAACACGCCTTGACCTGACAAAACATACCGAGCCTTAGCAAGCCTGCCCTACTCAGCACACATGATAGCGTCCGTAGGTGCCGCCCTTTTCAGGTCGCCATTCACCAATGCCAACGGCAAACCCGCCAAGGTTAAAGAGGTTGCAAAGCTGTGCCAGAGAAATTACGCCAGCGTTGTATTTGACAATGAAAGTGGTAGACCATTCAGGGAACTCCGCACGGTAACGAATATCGGCAGTACCCATGCCGACACGAACCATGTCTTCTCTGATTTGAGGAACGCCCTTGATTTCGACATATTCCTCGTCAATATGGAAAGCGCCATTCATGCTGACGAGGTTCTTGGTTACACCAGCACGGAAGCCAGCAGACACCGCAGAAGCCTTGACACCGACAGAGGGGAAGCCGAACCGTGCCCCGTTTGAAAGAGCTTCCTCAAACACTTCCGGGGTTGCTCTCTCGGGCTTGCCAGAAAGGAAATAGATAGTATCTACGAAATCGGCAAACGGGTCTTTCGCGTCATGACCTTTCGTGGTAGCGACCTTCATCTGCTTATCCAGCATCATCTTCTTGGCTTTCTCGCTCCACTTATGAACAATCAGGGGGCTATCACCTTTGAGGGTGATGGTGGCGTTGCGAATGTCAATAGCGGGGATAGCGATAATCTCGGTTTCTTTCTTAGTAGTAGCCATAGTTAAAATCTCCTTTTCAATTTAGACGCTTCGATGTGAACCCACTCGTAGGGTTTTCCGTATTTCTGTTCGTACCAGCTCTCAAATTTCTTGCGGTTGTCTTCGTCCTTGAAATACTCTCGAACTGACCTAGCCAAGAGTGAGCTGAATGCTTTAGCTTGTCCCCGGACTTCCGGGATAAATGAGCTATTCATGATTTGCTGCCGATCTGTTTTTCGTACCAGTCCAGAATGACAAGAGACTCAGTGATGATCTTGTCCACAAACGGCCCGCTACGAGTACCGGCTACAATTCCGCTCATAACCGGTGCGGTTGTTTTAATGCCGCGCTTTCCGAGCATATTAATCAGCCATGTAAACGACAGGTGATTAACACTCAGCCGGTAGCGAATCTGGTCACGTTCTTCCACAAAATCGCTCCTTTCTTAGTATTGTGAACAATATTTGTTGACAATCGAGGGGCGCAATGGTACAATCAATCTGCCAGACAATTAAACCATTCGCCACAGCAACCGCCGAAAAAGAAGACCTTTCGGGGGTCGGGTTTTTGTTGTCAAAATCTCTTGTTCACGATCAGAGTATATCAACAATTTCTGTTGATGTCAATAGGAAATCAACGAATTTATTTATTTTTTTGCTGAGAGGTGTAAATATGGTTAGCCGTAAAGTAAAAAGAACAGAGGAAGAACAAAAAATCCTCGACCACATTATCGCGTGCATGAACTACAAAGAATTAGACCAGAAGGAGCTGTGCGATTACCTTGGTGTAAACCAGCAAATGTTTACAAACTGGAAAAACGGGCAAAGTAACTCATACATGAAGCGCCTTTCTAAAATCGCGGAATTCCTAGATATTCCGATGGAAGAACTTATCGATGAGCCGATCATTCCTGAAAACACGGTGTATGAGAAAAAGCTGTTGAAGTATTTCAGTATGTGCGACGGAGAAGGAAAGCTGAGAATCATTCAGCTAGCAATGAATGAATTTGACAGAACGCAGAAAGAAAAAAAGGAAAATCAAGAACCGGCTGTTGTCGGATAAGATTATTAGCTTTTACGAATGGAGACAAATACTATGAAATTTCCGATTGATCTCTCCACTTTAACAAAAGAAGAAATCTCGCAATTTGAAGAAGACCCTTTCACTCTTTACAACGGCGATCACGATGTGGCACTTTATCTCCGCTACAGTTCCTCCGGTCAAAGCGATCAGTCTATTGAAGGACAGCTTCGGGATTGCCGCGCTTTTTGCAAAGCAAATCACTATCGGATTGTGGCAATTTACATCGACCGAGCGACTACGGCTCGAAAAGATGTAGAGAAACGCATTCACCTTATGGAAATGATTGCGGACAGTGCGAAGCAAAGATGGGATTACGTCGTTGTCTGGAAACTTGACCGCTTTTCGCGTAATCGTAACGACAGTGCTATCATGAAAATGCGCTTGCGTAAGAACGGGGTAAAGGTTCTGTCTGCCACAGAGCACCTATCCGACAACCCAGAAAGTATTCTTTTAGAATCGGTGCTGGAAGGCATGGCCGAATTCTTTTCTGCTGAGTTATCGCAAAAAGTCACGCGAGGTATGCGTGAATCCGCTTTGAAGTGCCATAGTGTCGGGGGACACGTTCCACTCGGGTATAAAATTGAAAATCATAAGCTGGTCGTAAACCCAGATACCGCCCATATTGTGCAGGAAGCCTTTGCACTCTACGCCAATGGGGTAAGTGTTGCGGAAATTGCTCGAAAATTCAATGCGGCAGGATATAAAACCGCAAAAAATACTGAATTCAACCGCAGTAGCTTTAAGGTGATGTTCCAAAACGTCCGCTACATCGGTACTTATACTTACAAGGACATTCGCATAGAAAACGGTGTTCCCGCTATCATCGACCGGGAACTTTTCGATGCCGTCCAGAGACGGCTTTCTAAGACCGCTACTGCCCCCGCAAGGGGCAAGGCCAAGGTGGATTACCTCTTGTCGGGAAAGCTGTTCTGCGGCCATTGTGGGGCTTCTATGAACGGCGAGAGCGGTGTTGGGCGAAGTGGCAAAACTTATCATTATTATTCTTGCTACACAAAGAAGCGCAGACTCGGATGCGAAAAACGCCCTCTTAGAAAAGATTACATTGAAGAGATTGTGGCGCGAAGTGCGTTCGAGCTTTTAACCGATCAGCTCATTGATGAAATTGCAGATATGGCGATCAAACAAAGTGAGCAAGATATGGTCAACGAAACTCGTATCCCTCAGTTGACCGAGCAGTTATCTGAAATCGAAAAATCTATAGCCAATATCACAACAGCTATCGAAAAAGGAATCGCCTCCGAAACATTGATGAATCGTCTCGTACAACTCGAGCACGAGAAAAAGACCATCAACAAAGAAATCAAATCAGAGGAAAAGTACGTTTACCGCATTGACCGCGATCAAATCGTTTTCTGGCTGAGTCAATTCAAATGCGGAAACATTGAAGACGAGAATTTCAGAAGACGGCTCATTGATCTTCTAGTCAATTCTGTGACCGTATGGGATGAACCAGACGGATATAAAATTACTACCGCATATAATCTAACCTCTTGCAAAACCAAGACTTTCAGGGTCGAAAAAAGCCCCGCCACAGAAAATGTGACAGGGTTCGGTTTTGGGGAGTCTGAGTGTGCCATTGGGCTTAAATCCGAACCGTATTATATTATTTACGGTACGATATTTGTCCAAACCAAAAGACACTCCTTGTCTTAAAGCAAGGGGTGTCTTTTTTTCGGTTAGGTGATAAAGGTGAGTAATCGGGCGTTTTTCCTATAAACTATCTCTAATACGCGCGTACTAAGGAAAAGTTATAGGGATTTTGACCCGATTACTCACCTTTATCACCTTATGCAATTAAATGTAAAAATCCCCGGAAGCTAAAACCTCCGGGGATGCTGTTATATGAATATCACTTATCCGTTAGCTGCTTGATCGACTGGTTAAGGCCCGTTGCGGCCCAGCCGGAAACGATACCGACAGCCGCAGCGTCCAGCCAGTTATCGGCCGGGTAGCTGGGCACGCCCATCGCCCATGCGACGACGCCGAGGATCAGGCCGGTCGCGCCGCAGATGATTGGGATCCACTTATCTGCGGCCTCGGTCGCCTTGACGGCCATGCCCACAAGGTAAGTGATGGCGGTGATCGCCGCCACAGATGCAATGCCAAAATCCATATGTATACCCCTTTCATTTTCCCGCTGGGAGAGCCAAAAACTTATGGTGGATATCATCCATCACACCGTTTGCCCCCAGCGCGTGATACTGTTTCCAGCAATTCTCAAAATTTTGCCGGGCGTAGATCGGAGCGTAGCCCCGCTCGTGCCACTTGTTGTAGTCCGCGATCATCTGCGCGCGCAGCAGAGCTTGTACGCCCAGTTTGGTTGCCGCCGTGTCTGCCCGATCGTGCTTGATCTGATTGGCCAGATGCTTTATCATCCCCAGCAGTGCCGAGATCAGGATGGTCGGCACGCCCAGCAGGCACAGCCACTGATATGTAGTCACAGTCGCGCCTCACTTCCCGCCGCCAGCGGCGTCAATCATCCGCTGACACACGACCAGCGTTCGCATCATATCCATGGACAAGCCCAGCTTGCCATCACCCACGCCAGCAAGCGCACCTTTATCCGCAAGCGCCTGCAAGCTGTCGAGCGCCCAGTCGGGCACATTAGTCACCTTGCCGTCCACGATACGGCCATAGCGCGTATCGCGCATACGCCACATGACGTACAGCATCCGCAGCATATCGGCGGACAAGTCCAAATTGCCGCCGCCGATTCCGGAGATCAGACCTGCGTCCATCATCTCTTTGATCGTGCTACGCGCCCACGCGGGCACGTCATCAATCGTGGTATACCTAATCATGTCTTCGTCCTCCTCGTCTGTATTTTCTTCCGGCGCAAGCGAAGCCTTAAACGCCGCCCACTGCGCCGGGTCGTCCACCCACGGCATGGGACAGCGCTTGCCCGTCACGTCGTAGTGCCGCAGCACGTGGTCAACGTCAATGTCATAGCGCGCCATGATCTCCCGCGTCAGCGCCGCCGCGTTGGCTACCGTCTCCGGCTTGATGTAGTAGCTGCCGTCAGCGCGCTTGCGGCTGCACATCTCAATGCCGACACTGTTGGCATTGCGACACTCTGGATGCCAGTACGCCCGCGCGCCGCAGTGCCACGCCGTGTCGCCCTCGCGCACGGACTGCATAACGCCATACTCATCGCAGAAATAGTGTGCGCTGGCCTGCAGGCCGCCCACGCGGTGGTAGTAATCGCAGTTGTTGCGCGCGGTGTCACCGTTGTTTGCCGTGTAGTGCATCACGATGTACCGCACCGGCTGCGTGCGCCCGGCGCGGTAATTTGACGGATCGCAAGAAACAAATTCCATCAGCTGTTACCTCCTTCATCTCTGCATCTCATCAATCCGATGCTGTAGGGCATCCTGTAAAATCAACAAGAGGCTCTTTTGAGGCTTATATGATTTCTTCGTTTGTAGTAACAATTACATTTTCCAGCGTGTCGTAGAGCACGATTGAAAAATAGGCTGCGCCATTTGAACTGTCGAATTTAAAATCGGCAACTCCATTGGCAGCATTAAAGTTTATAACAGGACCTGCTTGGCCTTTTTCGATATTGGCCAAAGATGTATATCCGACTTTGACTTGGGTTCGGTCAGACTTGAAAAACTTGATAGATTGATATGATATATCAGTGTTCCCTTTCCATCGAATACGCACGACATCACCCTTTTTGACCGGGAGCAAGCCCGTGATATTCGTCCCTGAGTGTGCAACAGGTGCACCGCTGCTGCTATTGTATCGCATATTTTTATACATAGGCGTATGCCCGATGACGTTTCCATCCATGTCAATCGCGGCATCAAGCAGGTTTGTATATGCTGGGGCTTGGGCTACAGCGGTTGCCGTGATAACAATATCGCCGATCACCTCTGGAATAGCTATGACCCCATCTTTGTAAAATGTGGACACGTCCTCACCTCCCATCATGATTTTTACATTACTGACTTCGCACCCCGTGTCGGCAGTTATCGCAGTACAATAAGACTGCCCGTCGATGACATACGCGCGTGGGTTGCTACTTGTGCATTTTGTCAAAGCGACCCGTACAGCTCGCCTCAGCACGTCCGTGCTGCCACGCAATACAGCAGCAGTCACGTCCTTCCCGCCCATCGTCACTTTGATGGATTCAATCAATTTGCCGTTCGTGGGAGTGATGCTTGCTACGAACGGCTGGTACTGCTGCACAGATGCCGCTCCGTTGCTGACTGTGACATCAGTGAGTGTTCTTGTGATGCTGTACGTTGCGATATCTGCCGTCACTGTCTCCGGCGTCCCGTCGATCATAGCTGCTCGGAAAGCGTTGATTTTTTCGATTGTAATGCCGCACGACACCATAAAATTAACCACCTTATCGCGGAATGTCGCACCAGGATAGGCATTCAAGTAGTTAATCTCGCGCGTCCACGGCGTTTCGTTCCTGCGACGGGCTTCCGCATCTGTGCTGACGCCAGAATTAAAACTCGAGAGTTCGTAATCCTTATCACAGTCGGATTGTGATACCCCAAGTATCGCTTCGCACAGCAGAGCGACCACGCCCGTTCGATCTGCGCCCGCAGAGCAGTGGAAGTATGTCGGCTTGTTTGCGATGACATAATCGAAGAGCGGGTCGAAGATCGCCTTGATATTCCCGCTTGACTTCTGATACGCAAGGTCGTTCCATGTCATATCAACCCACAGCATATCTACGGTCGGTCCAAAGCCACTTTCTGTCCTGCCGTTCAGTTCAGACGCAAAACGCAGGTCAATTTCCTTGAGGATTCCGAGCATATCAATCGCCTGTTGTCTGCCGTCATCGGTCAGATATCCATACATCTCGCCGCCCCTGAAGAGCAGCCCGTACTTTACCATGCCACCATCGCAATCCCAGCCTCCAAGATCGCGCACGTTGTCCACGTTCAGCAAATGAATCATGCGGCACGCTCCGGTCGGTTTAATGACGCCCTGCTGGATAACTTTTCCGCCAACAAGCAGCACAAAAGTTGATATCGAGCCCGGTGTGCAGTTATAGATTGTGATTGCTCCTGCGCTGACCGGCTGCGAAACACTGTTACCTGTGTACCCGTCCACGATTGTCAGCGTTCCGGCGGACTTCATCACAATGTCTACGCCAACAGGTCGGTTTGCGCTCACTGTCGTCACATATTCGGGTATCTGCGAGACAGCGTAGTCCGAGGGGTCGTAAGTGACGTTTTTCAGATACCTGTCTACCTCTGCGCGGCACTGGTCAAATGTGTACACTTCGGTTTCCACTCCGGTGTTCAAGCGCCTCACAGCATCGCCCATCTCCGCGACTTTGTATTTCGTTGCAGTGCCATTTTTCTCGCGGATAGCTGCTGCAATGTCCTGTACGGCGGTTTCTTCGTAGAGCTTTTTCATCTCAGTAGCTCACCTCCGTGCCATCAGGCAGGGCGGCTATGACGCTGTTGACAATCTCCTGCTTATCAGCTGCCGTCCAATAGTCCGTGCCTTTAACGGGCGTGTGACCGGCAGCGCCCGGAGCGCCGGGGGCGCCCTTTGCGCCGTCTTTGCCCGGCGTCCCAGTCTCTCCGCGTGACGGCTTGCCGGTATCGGTCGCGCCGAGAAACCAATTGCCGTTTGGCCCGATCGTCGGTGTGATGCCGTCCGCACCAGCAGCCCCCGGTTTGCCATCTGCGCCATCCTCGACCGTGGCAATGGCCGCCCCGTCCACGTTGATTGTCGTTGTCTTGCCGGACTTAGTGGCCGTTACCACCGGGCTGTGGCCGTCTTTGCCGGGCGCGCCTGTGGGGCCGTCTTTTCCCGGCGCGCCGTCAGCGCCCTTGAGGTCTGCCACGGCGATCAAATTTTGCCACGTGCTGCCGCCGTCCGCGCTGTACTGGATGTAGCCGTCCGCTACGCGCAAGTCCATGCTGCCAGCGCCGCCGCCCGTCCTCGCCGCCTCGTTGATAGCTGCCACCAGCGTGTCCTTTGCCTCCGTCGTCAAGTCAGAAAGATCGCCGATTTCGGTGCGCAGCCTGTCAAAGTCCGCGTGCTCTGTCGGGGTAAAGACATAATCTGACGGTTTGGGACGTGCAAACACTGGGAAATTGACCTGTACCTTGGTGTAACCGCCGTTAGTATCGGAAACCCAAGCGTATACAATTAGCGTTCCGGGAACTTGCAGTAGTTCATCGGGAATCGCCGCTTTTCTGTTTTTAACCTCGATAGTATACGGAATATCGGTTATTTTCTCGATGCTTGTAAAATGCGCTTGTGAAACTGTATCGTCACCGAACTCGATGATTCTACCGGTATCCCATTGAAATAGTTCTCCACGTCCATCTGCGAGTTCAAGTGTCATGATATCCCCTCCTTATTTGTACTTCCCCACGACGTAATAGCTGATCTGCGGGGAGTCAACAATCGCGTCGGATCCTCTCACGCACTGATATGCTGGGGCGTGCGTAAGACGTGTACCTATGTCGTTTTCCGTGTTTGTGGCAAGCCAGATGTTGCCACTTCCAACCGTTGGCATCGCAGACACGACAGGGTTCTCAATAAACGGAAACGGATATTGGCGTGCTGCTTTATTTTCTGCGAGACCCATCCACGATGCGGTATACAGTGGCCCCCATGTCTGCGTGGTCATTGACAGCGAGTCTGAGTCAAAATTTGCCCACATCTCAGCGACACCGCTCGCCCATTTGCGCCACATCCACTTGCCGGTCGTGCCCTGTTCGACAATGTAATCAACGGCAAGTTTAGACAAAATGTCTCGGATAGATATACCGTTAAGTTTCAAATCTCCGACGATAGTCATGTCACCATTCAGATCAACAGGCCATTTAAATTGTACGGTCTTTTCTTTTTCGGCGATGCCTCCAAAGCATACGGACGGTAACGAGAAGTTGATGTTAAGTGGCACTTCTATGGTCGTAATTATGATTTCCTTGGACGTTTTGCTGCTAAAAGCGTCAGAGACGGCTACTTCCAGCTTTCGAGTGGTATCGGTTCCGACACCCGAAAGGTATAGTGTTTTTGCGCCTGCGCTTTGATTTGTAACTGTCTGCTTTACAACACCGTCGAGTGATACTGTAAGATTGGCTCGGTTATCCGGCAATGCCATCGCCAGCGTAAAAGTGATTTTGATGTCCGCTCCGCTTGGGTTTTCTGTCCACGCGCTCTCGGCGTAACTGCCGCGAACATATGCCAGATTATTGATAACCGGGGTGGTATATGCGGACACAGATAGATTCGTGCTATAGGTTGCAGTACGTTTTCTGGAATCTGTCACGACAACCTTTACAGGGATGCTTCCGCTATCGGGAAGACTATTTTCCGCGTTAGCGTCAACGACTTTCCCATTCACGGTCATCACAGTGTCGATGATCTTACTCCCCATCACGCCAGCCGCAGTTATACTCGCTTTTACTCGGCTTTTGTTCTGGACCCAACCATAAATACTCTCATATCCCGCCGCATCCGACAAACTAACAGACACGGTGGGTACTGTATCGGGGGAAACAGTAATTTTCGTCCACACGTCAGTAGACCCGATCAGGGTATCTCCGTTATAAGTCATGCATCTAAAATGCATCTGACCTGATTCCGCGCCGGTAAACAAATTTGCAAATGATTTAAGAGGTGTCCACTTAATCGACCGCTCTGCGGTTTTAGTCGCAATCGTGCCGTGGTACCGTATGCCGAAGTTATAAATAATCGTGTGGGTAAAATCGTTACTCGCGGGATCAAGTGTAATTGTACCCTCTTGCCCCATTACCAGAGGAGCTATAACGGGCGTCGTCGCACGAGGAATTGTACTTAGAGTCAACGTTTGAGATTTTTCAACTACACCAGCGCTGATTCTCGTATCCATCCACGTGTTTACCGTAATCGTACCGGTGCCATCGTTCCTGTGGGGGACAGTGATTGTGGTATCAACGATTGTCTTAGTTGTGCCTTGGGGGAGAGTATAACTGACACTGTATTGTGTTCCTTGTCCACCGTTGATGTATATATCGTAGTACGCGATTCTAGAATAATCATTGTGGCTTGCGCCAGTCTGCGTAGATTCCCACAAAATTCTTACCTGAGACGTATTGTCCTGAATATTTTGACTGATTTGAGATAGTGTCAGGCTTTGATAAACCGCCATCAATTCACCCCCACAAAACTAACAGATTGGTTCGGCTGTACAACGATGCTCATCGGGCCAAGTCTGAATCTCGACAACTCTACCAGTTCAAAACTGTTATTATTCCAGTATGCTAAGAGCATTCCGTTTGCATCATAGAAGCCAATTTTGTCGTTGTATTCCCTGAGCGTAATTTCAGATACCGAAGAGCCGATTCTTAAAACCGGATGCCCGTCATCATCCATCCCGATATCAATAAAATCGGAGAGGGTTTGGCCGTTCACAGTAACGCGCTCCGCTGACATTTGACCGGTGGTAATAGCATTTGCATTGATTTGCCCGTCCATCGTCAATGCCACACCGCTAATCGTCTTTCCTCCGTCTTTGGAGTATCCAAGTCCGTTGATATTCATCAGCCACAGGCGGGTATTATCTTCGACAGTTGGGGTATCACGCACCATCCAGCCAGTAGGATATCCATTTTCATCATAGAGGACTTCCCAATATCCGCCCTTTGCGCCAATGATGCGCTCGGTCGCGTCCCGCATTGCTTTTGCAAGCCCCGCATACTCGCGCTTAACTTTTTGGATGATGGGGTTCTCGACAGTATAGTTTGAGTCCGGTGGGCCGTAACAGATAGTGGTAGCACTCATACCGCCTTTAACTCGCAACTCCTGTGACATAACCAAAACGGGCAGACCTCCTCCGTCAAGGTCTGTGCTGTCGATAACGTGTATAATGTCACCAGCTTCAACGGACGGATCGCCGCGCCACTTTACTTCTAGTGGCATCAGAGTCAAACTTTTTATCTGTTCAAACACCGAGGCGGCAACCGCTTCTGTCATATATGGGTTTGTCGCCGAAATGCTAGTTCCCGTCCCGACAGTAATCGGATTATCTTCCGTACCAGTGATAAGCGCTTGAATCGTGAATCGATCGTCGGCTGTCTTTTTCAAACCATTCTGATATTGCGCGTCAAGCCCTACGGTAATACCCTCGGTATATTTGCAAAAAACCAACTGGCCTGTCGCGTCGAATTTCGCATTCGCGCCGATTAGCCCTGCTAGCCATCCTAACTGCTGACGGATTGTACCTGCGTAAGAATTGGAAATTACCATATCCGGGAAAGCAACTTCCGGGGCAGTGATGTTCGCCTGTAGACAGATATCGGTCAGCATCGCATTCGGAGTGGCCGGAAAACTAATGGTGGGGGTGTATTCGTCAGTCAGTGCCGCCATGCGGTCATAACCGGTGATCGTGAGACACAGGTTGCCGCTATTCTCTACGCCGTCAGAGGGGACGTAAAACACGCCTTTCGGGATGTATACAGTTCCGCCGTCTCCGGGGAGAATGACTCCGACAGAAGGGGCGAAATACGCCCCGTTTAAGGGGAGCGCGGGAGTCTGCTTATAGATCGTCACTTTGCATTGCGAGGAAAAAGACGCTCCGATCGTTACACCGTCCGATGATCCGCACTGTTCAGTAACAACGATTTCCTGAATTTCAGAAGCGGCAAGCTCGCTGACACCGTTAAATGTGATTTTACTAGTGATACTTCTTCCCGGCGATTTACACGCTTCATGGAAGGATTCTGTCACAGTGTACATGGCGCTTCACCTTTCAATAAAATTCATGGATAGACTGTTCCACAGATAGACCCCGTTGACGAGACTATACATAGGAGCAGTCCGGTCGCCCACATAAGCAATCATGCTTCGAGTTTCTCCGGTCAGCGCATCGGGATATGAAACCGTGAAAAAGGTATCCGTGACGGCGTTCAGCAAAGTAGACATATCCGCCGCTGTCATTGGAGGCCACGAGAGAGTTAGTTTCCTCTTTATTGCAACTCGATCTCGAAATAGCTCGCCATTCTGATTTCGACCTGTCCCGTCAGCGTCAATGTCTTGGATGCTCCATGACAACTGAGCAGGGTCAGGCAGGGGGACAGAAGTCCCGTCTGCCTTTGTGATTGTAAGAATTGCCATAATTTCTCCTTACGCCAACAGTGGGCTAAATCCGGTTGCGCGGATGGCGGCATTGTTTTCGTCAACCATTTGCCTAAACAATTCTTTACCGTTCATCTGCACAATTACAGTGATCGGGCGACTGTTGCTCGAATTCGTTTCACTGCTTGCTCTCTGCACTGCTTCGTACACACCTTGCGATACAGATTCGACAATCTGATCGTTGTTTGCTACAGCCGTCTTTCTTCCAATACGTCCAACCATCTCAGCCCCTGCTTCACGCGCGATAAAGAGCTGCCCTTCATCCACAAAACCGCCGTCTGCGAAAGTAGGAACGTGGGGAATGTTCACCAACCGGGCGTTAAATGCTGGAACGACTTCTTTTCCAAGAACACTCAATCCTCTGAAAGAGATATGAAATACATTATTGATTGCATCTACAACTCGGTTAATTATTCCGATGATGGAATTCGCCATTCTCCGAACAAAATTGGTAATGGGGTTATCATTAAGTGACCATGCCGCATATGACAGGCCAAGACCAGCCGCTAGCACGGCAAGACCCAATCCAATTCCTGCTCCACTCAGGCAGAGCAGCACACCGAGTACCGTCAGAGCGCCTCCGAGAATACCCGCGATAACGGAAACCACTTTTTTAATGGCGGTCACAACGGCATTCCAGTTCAGAGCCACCGCCGATCCGAGACTTAGAGCGCCAGCCGCCATCAGGCCAAGGCCAAGAGGGAGTGCAACCATGCTGAAAGCAAGGATCGCGCCGACCGCCAAGAGAGCGCCGCCGACAACGGTGGTAATTATGTTGATCTTCTTCCGAACATTGTCGGAGAGGTTATTCCAGTTCGGCATAATCGCCGTACCCATTGTAACCGCGCCTGCCGCCAACAGAGCCAGAGCCAGCGGGATATTCGTTCCGGAGAACGCCAGTGCCGCACCAATAGCGAGGAACGCCACAGATACGACTGCGGTAATAATTGCAATCACATTCTGAATTTCATTGCTCAGACCATTCCAGTTGAGAGCCATCACGGAAACCAGAGAAGCAGCGCCAACAGCCATCAACGCAATACCGAGGGGCATACGCCCGGAGAAAGCGAGGATAGCGCCGACAGCTAAGGTTGCTCCGCTGACCAGCAATCCTACTCTGGACAAAGGAGAGGCCAGAGCACTTGGGATGCTATTCCAGTTCAGAGCTGCGGCAGATACAAGCGTGGCAGCACCAATAGCCATCAGCGCAATACCCAGCCCGATTGAACCCCCGGCAAAGACTAATATAGCGCCGACAGCCAGAGAAGCACCCGCCAGAATTCCCGTTAAGGTGGTCAAAACGTCAGTGAGGTGCTGGTCGCTGTTATGCCAGTTGACAACAGCGGCAGTTGCAAGGCTCGCTCCACCCAAGGCCATCAAAGCGATACCAAGAGGAAGGTTTACCGCGGAAAACACCAGAATTGCGCCAAGAGCAAGCAGGAAGCCGCCGACAACACCTGTTATGAGAGCCAGTGTATTTGCCAATTCGCTACTCATAGCAGTCCAATTCAGCCCAACGGTAGCCGCAAGGCCGACCGCACCAGCCGCCATCAGGCCGACACCCAGCGGAATATTCACACCGGTTACGACCAGAATTGCACCTACCGCCAGTATAAAGCCAGAAACAATCGTGGTGATCTCTGCGAGAGTGTTTTCAATCCTCTTCTGGATTTCACCGATGCGGGTTTCTACCGCATCGCCAAGAAAGTCATAGGTGGGGAGATCGAAGTCAAATCCACCTCCACCAGCACCGCCAGCACCGCCGCCCGATCCGGCATTGCTGTTCGAGGGAAGTACATTCAACTCGTCAAATCCGGCGATGTATTTCTTCAACTCTTTAGCTGACCCGGCAGCGCTTCCGAGATTATCTGCCACCGCTCCCGTGCCGGATGCGAGTTTCCCAACGCTTGAATAATCAACATCGGTCAAAGTAAAACCGAGAAGATTTGCGATAGCGTTTGCAATCTCTCGAATAGCTCTAACTACGGCAATCGCATAAGGAAGGATGGCGTTCAGAGCCGGAATGAAGATGTTACCGATAGCTCGTGCGGCCTGTGTAAGCTGTGCCTGCAAGATACGAAGCTGGTTTGCGGGAGCTTGCAGTGTTCTAGCCATATCGCCTTGGGCGGTCGTTACCTGAGTCATAATGGCGTAGTATCTCAGCTCGGCCTTTTCCGCTTGCGTCATGTTTGCGACACTTTCCTTAATACCGAGGTTCAAAGCGGTCTGTTCCAATCGTGCCTGCGACAAATCGTAGCCCAAGCGCCGCAGAGGTTCCAACTCACCGGAAATACCGGACTGTAATTTCTGCATAGCGTCTTCAATGGAAATATTGAAGAAAGAAGAAAGGTCATAACCCAACTGCGTCAGGTTTTGGCTCATGAGCTGCGCTCGTTCCGCCGTGTCGCCGAAGCCAGTCAACAGCGTGTTGAAAACACCTTGATTGCGGAGCCACTGTGCCGGGTCGATACCCAAAACATCGGACACCTTTTCCGCATATTCTTTTGCTTCATCTGCATACTGTCCCAAGGCGACCGTGAACAGGTTCAGGTCTTCTTGGTACTTGTTGGATTCCGTGACCGCCTGCGCAATGAAATTACCGATTTTGCGGAAAACGACTGCGGCAGTAGCAACGTTCAACACTTTCAGTCCGCTCGTGAACTTCCCGGTGGTGGAGGTCGCCTTACTAGCCGAAGCGTTGTATTTTTCCGTGCTGGTAATCAGCTTTTGGATTTTGGACGGAAACGCCGAGAAGCCGTTGGACACCTTCTGCATTTCATCAGCAAAAGGCTTCATGGCGGCAGCAAGAGAGGTCATCTGCTGTGTGAACTTGTCAATATCCGCCGTTTCCAAATCCTCGATCACCTTCGGCAGTTTGGAGAGCTGATTGATAAAGGTGGTCATGTTGGCCTTACCCAATTCGGAGAGAGGGCGTAAACCGTTGGCGAGGGTAGTCAACTTGTCGCCGTCCGTCCATTTCAGGCCGGCAAGAGCGGTGTTGATTGCCGTGAGCTGGTTGGCGATGGAGGAAGAAATCTTCACATTTCCAACCTGACTCAGAGCGGTCAGCGCATTGGCAAGCTGGGTGATCTTCTGCGAAGCGTCACCGCTGTTCAAGCCTTTAAGAGAATTGGAAAGCTCCCGAATACCCTGAGAGGTCTTGCTCAGACCCGTTGCGCCGCCGTTGGTAGCGGTTTTCAAACGATTGAGCGTGTTAATCAGGTTTTGAAGCCCTGTGACCGCCTGCGTACTGTCATTGACGATCTGAAACTCCAACCCCTGAATTTCCACATTATCAGCCACTTACGCCACCACCTTTCTCTTGAAATTTCTTATTGACCGACACCATGAAGGCTTCCATGTATGCCTTTGCTTGGTCATCGTGTTTTTCTTGAATCTGCTTCTGCTGTTTTTTATCCTGCCGAGTGAACAGCTCATAGGGGCTTTCCCGATACGGTGTGGGTTTGGTTCCCTTCTTGGCAAAAGCACGAAGAATCGGGGCGGCATCAATAAGAGCTTCGTAAAAATAAGCTCCTTGAAGCCACGCCTCTTGGTTTTGCAAATCTTGTTTAATTCGTGCCGCCCTTCTGTAATATTTCACCAAATCACAGTCCTGCTCCCAAAATTGTTCGTAGGACATACCAATGGCGAGGTAATACGGAAAAACTTCGTAGAATTTTCCTGTGTAAGCAAAAAGGGCGGCTGGGCGTTGATCGCCGCCGCCCCCCTCGTTATCGGAAAGGCGGTCGCTTACCAACCGGCTTTCCAGCTCAGGTTTCCCTCGTTATCCTCCTGCTGCTCAGGGTCATCCAGAAGACTCAGCAGAGGCTCGTTATACATCTCCACCAGAGCGGAGATCAGCTCGTCCTTATGAGTCAGGCGAGCATAAATGTTGTCGATCACATCACGCTTCACGAAGCGATGGTGGGCGAGAAACGCACCGGCAAACAGTGCCGGGAGCATAGTCATCGGTTTGCGTTCCACTTCTTCGGCAACAAAGCCGCTTTTCTCCATCATCTCGACGGACTTGCGGGTGTATTCCAGCGTGTAGGTCACGCCGGTAGTAGGGTCGTTGATAGTCAACTGCTTTGCCATGATAAATCCTCCTTATCAATACGGCGATTGTTGGTATCTTAGGTTGCAGAGAAAGTGATGGGGGTGGAAGGGGCGATGGTGATGTTCATGCCTACCACTTCATTCACGCCGCCGCCAACGGGGTACACGGACAGCTCACCGTCAAAGGAAAACTTGCCGTTAGAGCCATCGGGAGTGACCACACCGGCGCTCTCCGTGCCGCCAAACCAAACTGCATAACTGGCTTTCTTGCCTTCGAGAGCTTTGAGAGCCTGAAAATCAGACAGCGTGTAGTTCGCGGTGAAGGACAGACCGTCAAGAGACTGGATACCAGCGATGTAAGTCTGCATATCATCACTCAGAGTGGTGGTTTCCAGCATTTCAGGCTCACCGCCGAGGTCGGGAAACTCCTTGATGTCGATCAGCTTGCTCCAAGTATCGCCGGTATCACCTTTCTTCATCAGAAAGGTTTTATAGGTCGAAATAGCCATTTTCATTTACCTCCTGTAAAGAGTAGTTCCATCTGTTTCGGCTTTGTACCGAGCCACCAGACGGTAGATTGTTGCGTTCTCCAAATTGGGAACGGGGGACAGAGAAATACGCCTGAAATTCTTGGCGTACATGAGGTCGTCCACAAACCTCATGATCTTTCGGCAAACAGATTTCTTACTGCCTGCCTTATCGGAGTAGACATTCACCTCGTACATCAGCGTAGCGAACCTCTCCGTATCTCCGCTATCCATGTGAGCTTCCGTTGTGTAGTTATCCTGCTCTACCAAGCTCACATAGGGGAAACGGGTAGGAGCATTGACATACTCGCCGCTGACCAAGATGCCGGGGAACTGCGCTCTCAGGGCTTCCACAATCGGCGTGTAGATTTGGCTCTCCGCGTCAATCATGAAAACACCTCCTTCGCAATCTCCGTGAGCCGGTCTTGCAGCTCCTTTACCGTTTCGTACATCGGCATATTGGCGGGGTTGCCGTGGGTGATGACCACGAACCCGCCGTTCTTCTTTTCTTTCAGCACTCCGTTCGTGCCGGGGTCGCCGTAATAACCCCAAGAGTGCTGCTTGCCGTGACCCTGACCGTATTCGCCACGCTTCATGCCGAGTTCTCCGGCTTCCGGGTGATCGTCCGGGTAGGTCACGCCTGTACCGAACTCGATAAACAGAGTGGCCCCGCCTGTCGCCACCACCGCTCGAACATTGTTCCCACGGGATTCTACCGTCACAGAAACATCATTCGTGCCGTCATAAACGGCCTGCGAGAACTTGACAGAAGCCCTCTCCATGCCTTCCTGCGCCACCCGGTCGAGAAAGACCGCAGTCCGCTCTTGAAGTCGGTTCTTCCAGTTCTCGGTTTCCCGTATCAGCCGCTCAATCCCTCTCCCAGAGAGCGGAACATTGATCGTCTGACTCACGATACCGTCACCTTACTGACCGCATAGGAAATGGAGTTGAGAGACTTGGCGACCCGCTTGACCATGTAATCGTAGAGCGGCTTCCCATCCTCGTCATACTGCGGCTCCTTGTCGATGAACAACACGGTATTCTCGTCAATGGGGCAGCTCAGGTCATCGGTGACGATCACCTTGTCGTACCCTGCGAAATTACCGAACTGTTCCACCTGAGCGGAGCCGGTCGCCGCCGAGATATTAGCGCTCATCGCCACAGCAGGCTTGTAAAACACGATTTCCTCACCAGTCTCGTTACCGCACTCATCCTTGGCAGAAACCTTATGGTCATACAGCAGATACCAGAAGGGCGATTTGTTGCGGTTCAGCGTCTTCATGCTCAACCTCCCATTACGGAAGCAAAGGGAACGATGTCCCTCAGCAACGTAGGCGGCACATCTCCGTCTTCATAGGAACGGGAGATGCCATTTTCGCTGTGAGCGGTTTGGCCTTCGGCCCCCCGTTTGTTCAGCAGATACACAGCAATCTCCACCTGTACAAAACCGTACTGGTAGGGGACAAGCCGCGCATCCGGGTCATACGGATATGCCTTGCGGCATACCTTGTCACCAGCAATCGAGAGATAGGTGGAAAGAATGCCCTCGTCTGTCTCGCCAGTCATGGCTTTCACCATTTTCAACTTCTCAGCGTCCGTCACACTTTCCACCTCCCGTCACGCTACCGGTTCCTCAGTTTTCTTACGAGACTTCTTGATAACCGGAATAGGATTGCTCTCAGACAGATTGAACTTGGTGATGATTTCCTCACGGGTGAGGGCTACGGGGTTGTCGAGGGTATCAACAACCACCGTACCAATCACAACAGAGGTACTTTCCAGTTCACACCGAGTAATCACCTTGTCCTTTGCGGTAAAGCCTACATTACGGAAGTGATCTCCCTCCCGTACATACACTTTCCCGTCAGAAACATAGAACATGGTGAACCTCCTTAGCCGTTGGTAATGATCTTCGCCAGCGCAATCGTCTTGGGGTCAGCCACGATAGACCAGTTGTCAGAAGCCGCAAGCTGAGCGTCCGTGGGGGAAGCGGTGTAGCCGGAAGTGGGCTTGGTAAAGCTGAAACCGTTGGGATGCATGGTTTCGCGGATACGAGTCACCAGAGCGTCATAGCCTCCGCCTTTGAGAGCGTCACGGGTCAGCTCGGAAGGAACCTTCACAGGGGCAGGGGCGTACTGAATAGCGCCAAGACCAAGAACATAGGTGGTATAGGTCGCCGCTTTAGCACCCTCACCGCTGGTAGCGGCAGTAGTGGGACAGCCATCGTCCACAATAACGGTCATGCCGTTCACCGTGCCGATACGCAGGGGGCGTTCCACGCCATTTGCGTCCGTGTATTTGAGGAAGTCCAGCAGTTTCAGGCCAGCCATGTTAGTGGCGACCTTACTGTGCATAAACACAAGCTGGAAAGCGTCCTGATTGTCGCCCACGGCCTTCTGGATAGCGTCACCGATAGTGGTTGCACCCATCTTGTTTGCGTCACCAACGGTGGTAGAAGCGGAAGACAGGTCGGTGGTGTGGTTCGCCCAACCGGCAAACTCACCGCTGCCAGTCACGCCAAAGACCGCATTGAGGATTTTCAGCATGATGGACTGGCGCTGCTTCTGCCAATACTTAGACACCTGAGCCACGATCTGCTGCATGGGGTCTGCACCGCTGTTATAGTCAACGATGAAGTCCTTCTCCTTCCAGCCATGCGCACGACCGAACACGATGCCGTTCTGAGCGCCGCCAGCGGGGTCGGTCAGGGTGATATCGGTTGCGCCATCGTAGTTCTCAGGAGTACCGCC